CATCGGCGATATTCGGGTATCTAATATTTCATACATTACAGATGACCCTTGGCCAACAACATAAGGAGGAATATATAAATGGAAATTGATACAAGTAGATACAGAGAGGGATTACCTCAAATCGGTTATGCGCCTTATCGTCAAGTTCACGCGCATTCAACAGGAAACAGAAATTCAACAGCACAAAACGAAGCAGATTATCACATGCGCAGACCTGTAGAATCTGGATTTTTCTCTCACGTTGTGGGAAACGGCAGAGTCATGCAAGTAGGACCCGTAAACAATGGGTCTTACGATGTAGGCGGTGGATGGAATTACGAATCTTACGCAGCAGTCGAACTGATTGAAAGTCATTCTACTAAAGAAGAGTTCATGGAAGACTACCAACTTTACATCGAGTTGTTACGCAATCTAGCGGATGAAGCAGGTTTGCCAAAAACATTAGACTCGGACGCATTAGAAGGTATTAAGTCGCATGAATATTGCACATACAATCAACCAAACAATTTTAGTGATCATGTGGACCCATATCCATATTTAGCCAAATGGGGCATCAGTCGTGAACAGTTCAAGTATGATGTTGAGCACGGATTGGATTTTAAAGAAGGTTGGCAAAAAAATTCAAAAGGTTGGTGGTACCAAAACAAAGACGGAAGCTATCCAACTGATAAATGGCAGTTAGTAAAAGATGAATGGTTCTTCTTTAATAGTGAAGGCTACTGCTTAATCAATCAATGGATTAAACGTGATGGAAAATGGTATTGGTTGGATTATCGTGGCGCAATGGCTACCGGTTGGAAGAAAATCAACAATGAGTGGTACTATTTCAAACAAGATGGCGAAATGGTTACTGGATGGGTTAAATATTACGATAAATGGTATTATTTAAACACAACCAACGGATTCATGGAATCTAATGCGTTTGTTAAAGGTGCTAAGGGATGGTACTATGTGGAAGAAGATGGAACGCTAGACGAAAAACCGGAATTCACAGTTGAACCGGATGGATTAATCACCACTCAAAAAGAAAATAAATAATAAAAAAAGGCTATCCTTCGGGGTAGCCTTATTTTTTTTGCATTTTTTCAAATTATTTTTAAGAAAAGTGTTGACTGTATAGTACTAAAGTGCTATAATATAATTGTAAGGGAGATACCCTTAACAATAAAGAAAGGAGAAAAATATGAGA